GTCAGCCGCGCCGATGATGGTCGTTGCTTCGTTGCTAGGAGCCATGTAACGCTGTGCGGCGATACCAGCAAAGGCTGAAACGGTCTGCTTGTGTGCAGGGTTGACCATCAGCACCTTGGGGTTGCCGCCAGCGGTGTAGACTTCCTTGACAACAGTCTTCAGGATAGCTTCCGTGAAAGTGCGGTCAGTACCGTCTGTACGGGCAGTAGTACCAGAAGCACCAGCCACGCCGTCAGTACCGAAATCACCGTTGGTTGCCAGCCATGCTTGCAGACCACCCAGAGTGCGTGCAGTAGAACTGTTACCAGCAGCAGCAACTTGGTTGCTCAACAGGGTCAATTCCATGTCGCGCTTGACTTCGCTAGAGGCTTTAGCCAACTGGTAAGCCTTTTCAGACTTACGACCTGCCTTGTCCACAGCTTCCAAAGTACCAGCGATTTGCACGGTCTTCTGGAAAATCTGGGTACGGTTGCCAGCGCGGGTAGTAACACCCATAGTAGCTGAAGAAGCGTCAGCACCTTCAACAGCGGCGTTGCTCAAAGAGGCAGCAGCCAATGAGTCAACTTGCCATTCGTGGTACACAGCGGTTGCCTTAGTCTTGCCAATGGAAGACATGAAAGGCGTGTCTGTGGGGCTGATGTTATAGATGATGTCTGACAGGTCTTCACGCTGACCAATAGCGGTATATGTTTGATAGGTAGCCATTTTTGATACTCCAAAAAATTACAAGAATCGTTCAAAAGCAGTTGCCGCATCACGGACTTTGCCCGTTTGACGCAACTTCTGCATCACTTTTTTATCTTGTGATGACTTGGTAGTAGGGTTTGAGGAACCTGCCTTCATGGTCTTGGGTGCTGACTGCACTTTCTTTAGTGCTTCAGGCTTAGACTTCTGTAAAGCATCGTACTTCATCGCCTTATACAAACTCAACACGGCGCGGTGGTCATAAATCGCACTCAACTCTTGGTCGCGGAATCCAATGGACTTGGCATAAGACATAATCTCTTTCTTAATGCTATTTCCATTCTCTCCCGCTAACTCTGGGATAGCCTGCGTCATTAACTGAGCCTCTTGTTGCAGGTGCGTCTGTAATTGGGCATCACGCTCGGCTTGTTGCTTTTCGGCAAGGCGTTGCTGCTCTGCGTTAATTACTGCGCGGCGCTTCTCAAGTTCAGTTCGCTCGGCAACCTTCACGGCATAGCCGATTGGGTCTGTTTCCTTTAGAGTTGCTAGGTCAACCTCATTGCCCATTTGCTGACCAAGGAACTGGTCAATTGCTTGTAGGCGTTGGGCATAGACCTCACGCTCTCGTTGCACTTCTGCCACTTTAGCGCGTTCGGCTTCAATTTCCTTGCGCTGCTCTGCTAGTGCTTGTGACTTCTGAGTGTAATCCTTGCTACGCTGGTAGCCGCTAATGAGTTCATCGAGGTCAACCTCTACCTCCTCGCCAGCCGCTTTCACCTTGAACTTTTTAGGTTCAGGTTCAGCATCATCAGCTTCTTCCACATCATCATCAGATTCTTCGGTGTATTCCACCTCTGAGTCTTCATCAGATGCTTCGACAACATCGTCATTCTCGTCCACAGGTTCTTCAGCAGGTTGGCGCTCATCGGCTCCGCTGTCGTCACCCATTAGCCCAAGAAAGGCAGATGCCGCAGAATTTACATTTAATGGTTCACTCCCGCTAGGGTTGGTGTCGTCCATAAGTCAGTCCAGTTTTCAACAGAATCCGTCTGTTAGCGGTTGCAACCCAAATGGTCACAAAATCTTCCACTTCTTTTCTTTAATCTTTGAGTCAGCCGCTAGGCTTTCAATGTGACCCATGATTAAGTCCAGAGTCTTGATAACGGTGTAAGCACGTTCCCTTGCCTCTACATCGTCATCATTAGTGCTAATTATGTCACTAATCTTTGCGTTTTTCAAATCATTGATGACTTCTGTAAAAAACCCATCTTCCAGTAATAACTGGGCGCGTTCACTTTTGGTCATCAATACCCTTTAATCTTTCCAACAATGTAGCACAGAGGCTCTAATACAAAGCGATATGCACGACCCAATGTGTCCCGCTTAGAGCCACGCATCTCAGCCCTCAAGTCTGCTGTACGGTGGCGTGCGATATGCTCCAAAGCAATGCGAACTGGTTTATTGTTGCGCTTATATGCCAAGTCAACCAAAGGCAAGAAAATAGCGTGATAGCCAGCTTCATGGGCTTTAGTCATCTTGTCTGCGCTGTACTTAAACCATATGATTGGTTCATTGCGGTACAGACAATCTTGCTTGAGCCGCCACCGCCGCCGCCGCTGTCACTTGAGTCGGCTTCGTCTGGGTTATTCCCAGCAGGGGCTACGCTTGGCGCAGTATAGTCGCCCCATGTAACCACTGAGCCATCGCCACTTCGGACAAAGGAGCCATCACCGCTAGTCACAATACCGCCAGTTTGTGATGTTGGTGTACCCATGCCGCCGTTGTCTGATGTGCCAACAACAGGTGTTGATGGGGCTGTGTTTGTCCACCCCTCAAGCTCATTCATTGCCGCAATTGGGTCGCCGACAGGAGATGTTGGTTGACCAATAGCCGCCATAAACGCATCGTTACTTGCCGCAGGCGACCATGACTGGGTAGCACTAGGCGCAATTGTCGTTGGTACAACCCCAAAATCAAGCGATGCCGCATTGGTCGCTTGGTCCAAGGTCATGCCTTGAGAAACGTAATCGTTTATTGCCGCACCAACGGCTTGACCGATGACACCAACTTGGTCAGGTGTTAGTGTGGATTGATTGCCAGCATTTGCCAATAGACCTTGGCTAATCGCAGCGACAGGGTTTGTGGCTGGGTCTTGTGCCGCATCAAAATAGCCGTACATTGATTCTGGGCTACTGAACTGGCTAGACAACGCCCTTGCATTTTCAACGCCTTGCTCTTGTTGCCCAATGGCTCCAAGAAGTGTGGACTTCAAGGAACTAGCGCCCATATTAGGCTCGCCGCCATAAGCGCCAACACCAGTCTGCATGGCATTGGCTAACTGAGCGTTTTGATAGCCTTGTGCCGCGCCAATCGCCAAGCCAGCGCCGGGGATAAGTGAGCCAATTAAGTTTTGACCAATTCGGGGAATCTGCAATGCGTTCCAAGACGCATAAGGGTCATTGGGGTCGTATGTACCCAAATTTGATGTTGGGCTGTCACCGCCATACACAGAGCCTGTGGCAACCTGTTCAGCAACCTCAGTAGGTAGGTTGCTTGAATAAGCATTGATGTCAAACTCGCCGGGTGTAAACCAGCTAGGCGCTGTTACAGGCGTGCCACTTCCACCAGTGCCAAAAGTATCGTCAATAAATCGTCCAGCCCCATAGCTACCTCCAGAATGTGTGAATGTCTGAGGAGTATATTGCGACTGGATTGCCGCCAATATAGGGTCTAACCCTAATGCTTGCGGATTCGGACCTTGCACCACATCAGCACCCACCATTGGGTTGGTCGTGCCGCCTGTGACTGTTACAGGAAAATATGATGCAAAGTTATCTGCCATAGTTTTAGCCCGGAATCTCAACGTTGCTAGTAATGCCAGCGGCGACCTTTGAAGCCTTAATCTGCGCCTCAACCTCAAACTCCTGCTGTTTCATCTGGAGTTCAGCCACTAGCTTCTGACGGTCAAAGTCCATCTGTGCGGCAAACTTCTCACGCTGGAGTTGCAAATCAGCCGCAGCCTTCTCGCGTGCCAGTTGGATGTCAGCTTGAGCCTTGGCTTGTTGAGTCTGCAAATCAGCTTGTGCTTTAGCTTGTGAGGCTTGAATGTCAGCCTGCATCTTAGACATAGCCATTTGCATAGCTGGGTCAGCTTGTTGCTCTTGTGGAGGTGGGTTCTGCAACTGCTGGTCAACCTCTGGAGGAATTGCCTTATAGAACTCAGCAGAGTCCTTAAAGCCAGCCGCCTCAACCATGCGACCCAATGTGTTGCGATACTGTGCCGGGCTGACGTAGGGGTTAGCCATGCCAAATGCACCCAACAATTGCTCTTGCTTCTGCACAATCATGCCAAGCATAGCCATCTGCTCTTGGCGGTTGCCAGCGCCCAAACCTACGTTCACAGATACATCGTATTGAGTTGACCATGTGCGTGGGTCAATCGAGATGTATTCGTTGCGTAAGCGAATGATGCGGTCTTTGTTCTGGTACTTTGTGACCAAGTGCATAATGCCCTTGAACAGGTCTTTAACGCCTGTCTCAGCAAAGATACGCGCTACCATCTCAATCTTGCCAGCCCCAGCTTGTTGCATAGAAGCAACTGCCGCTGCCGTAACGTTTTGCAGGATTGATGGGTCTAAGCCCTGAGAAGCATCAGAAACGCCTGTTCGCTTGCTTGCGGTCTGGTCTAAGTATTCCAGCATTGGGAATGACTGAGCCGCAATAGACTGCACGTTCAACTGTTGCACAGCGCCCTGAGACTTGGCTCGGATAACGCCACCAGCAGTGCTAGTCAGCAAGTCATCTAAGTTAACCTGACCCTCAACAGCCACCACTCGGGCGTTGTTGGTCAAATACAGGTTGTCCAGCATCTGACGCAGGATTGTAGTCTTGATTAGCTGAATGTCGTTTGTACGGTCAGCGAATGATTGACCAAAGAACTTGTGCGGGATTGGAATCGGGCAGATTGAGTAGAACGGCACATAATCCGTTTCTTCCTCGCTCAGAATCTCGTTACCAGCGTAGAACACTTGGCGCAACTCAGCGATGCCGTCACCGTCCATGTCAGCGCGGATATAGCACTCATAGACCTCGATGTCCTGCATTGCAGGGTCAAGGCTTTGTGTGTCCTCTGGCTGCTCACTTTGCTGATAGCGGATAACGCGCTCTGGGTTGTAGGTCAAGGTGTCACCCAAGGGCAAGCCCTCAACTACATCCCTATCGAAGCCCATAGCAATCAAGTCACCACGGCTAATAATGCGGCGGTGGGCAACGAATGGCGCGTCAGCCATCTTGCGCGCCTTCTTGCTGATAATGAACTCCTCTGGTGGTACGTTCTCAATCTGAACGCGACCAGACTTCATCTTCTTCTTGACCGTGATGTTGTGGATGCCGTACACCGCAGGCATACCATCCTGCCCCATAGCAGGCATACCCATCTGGTCTAAAACTGGAAACTCTTGGCTATCCTGCTCGACAACTTCAATCTCCTTGTCGCTCATCAGCATTGCCAACTCGTCATCGGTCAAGCCCTCATAGGACTCTTTGGTGACATCTTCCTTGTCTTCCCAATACGCCTTAACGATACCGTTCTTCTGCAACAGCGCGTCTTTAAACCAATCGTGGAAAATCATCACACCATCGTTGTCTTTCAACAAGATGTAATTGCAATAATCTGTGGCTTGCTTGGCGCTAGGCTCATCGCCGGGAGATACGGGGTCAAACTGGGCAACTTCATCGGATGCGGTAAAGATACGCACCAATGCTGGCAATGCGCCATCAATAGCTTCGGCTACTTCGCCAGTGACGATTGAGGATTTGCCCTCTACCTCGTTACCGTAAGGTTGACGCAAGTAAGACTGCAAAGCATATTTGCGGTCTGCTACGGTTTCGGTTTCAATGAAACCAATGGCGTCATCAATCTCAGCTTCGAGAATCGCCTTTAGTTGATTCGTGTCCATCTTGTTCCTTTGGCGGTCTGCCCCGCTTTGGCTTGTTGTCCAATTGTAAGGCATTTAACATATTTTCCACAACCTGTAAACGCCTTTCCATTTCCTTTAGTCTGGCTTCAGTATTTCCCTGCGGCATTAAGTACATTACACGACCCACTTTGCTGGTTTGTTGATAGATTCACCCCACGTTGACGCTGTTTCATCTAAGCCAATAGCGAGATACCGAAAGGCATCAGAGCCGTGGCTTGACCAGTCATGTAAGGGGCGCTCAAAGAAAATCTTACGCTTCTCGTCGTATGCTCTACGGTAGTTTCGTAGGCAATTAAGTCCAATTTGCACTTGTGGCACATTGAACCAGCATCTTGGCAACAATCGTCGCACGGCTTGGATTCCGTCATCAACTGACATACGCGGTGCAACCTTAATCTCAAGTCCTGCATCTTGTAATACCTCCAAACGGCTTTTGCCAGTTCCAAGCTCCCTGACTTGTACGTCATGCGGGAGTATATGCTCTGCCTTGTGGTAATCGTTATCTCGTAGCCATTTAACGTAATTATCCAAGCCTACTCCGTGGTTTTCGTAGTAGTCGATGAGTCTGATTTCCGAGCCAGCAATCTGAGCCACCCAAATGGAAGTCGAATCACCCATACCCAAGTCCCAAGCCGTAATAGTCCGACATATATCATCCCTCGGGATTGACTGAATATGATTGTCGTCTTCCAGCTTATTGATGATTTGCCCATAGTAGCTACCCTCCACGGCGGCATCAAAGGAACACTCAAACTCTTGGCGGTACTTGTCTTCCCCCATCTCAGCCTTGGCTGCGGCAAGCTCCTTGGCGTCAACCACCCCAGTCTCTGAGGCTTTGAACTCTAGCAAGCCCCAGTCTTTATCAACAAGCGCCCTGTCTCGTAGCTCCTTGAAGTGGTTGTGACCTTTGGGTGTGCCAATGAATAAGCACCAACCCTTGCGGTCTGCTAATGCCGGGCGAATAATGTCTGTCCAGATAACTGGGTTCTGGTCGCCAATCTCGTCCAAGATGACGCCATCAAAGTATTGACCACGCAATGAATCAGGGTTGTCAGAGCCGTACAACTGGATGCGTCTGCCCCAGAAGTCAACCCTCAACTCAGATATGTTGGCAGTCCCACCCAGAGGCTCAACGTACTTTACAAGGTAGTCCCATGCCACCCGCTTGGCTTGTCCGTATGTTGGCGCAATGTAGGCGTAGCGTGGTGCTTCCTTTTCATTGAGGACAGAACTCATTATCAAATGGTTGATAGCTGAGACTGTCTTACCCATCCTGCGATGAGCCACAACGACAGAGAACCGCTTTGAATCTACAAGGTCGTGAATCTGCTGTTGTTGTGTTCTTGGAGCGTACTTGATTTCGATTACTTCAGCCATGTAATCTTCATCTCCACTGGACCGCTGTTCTCTCCAGTATGCTCAGTTCGTGCTAGTTTGGGTGTGGCGAACTCTGCCAGCTTGGACAGAATATCTAATGCGCCCTTGGGGTCTGGCTTGAGTTGGTCGCCATCACCGTTGGCAACTGTTTGCAGCCACTTAGAGACGTTTTCTGCGTTACCCTCTAGTAGGTCATTAACCGTGTCTCTAAACGCCTTGGTAGCCTTATTAACGGCTCCCTTTGGTCTTCCTCGACCCCGATTTGTAAGGTTTGCGGAATTTCCGCTTTCTATTTTATTCATATTCACTCCCTATTGGGTTGGTGAGGTTGATAGGATTAGTCTATTACCACTTGGTCTTGTTTGCCCAGTAAGCGGCGCTCATTTTACCCTTAGATATGTTTTCTGCGTGTCTAGCCTTGAATGATTCTCGGCGTGCTTTGTCGGCACTTGACTCACCTTCCTTTTTTGGTGAGCCACTTACACCTTGTTGACCGAAGCGAATCAGCTTTACCTCGTCACCAGACTTAGCCAATACTGCATGGCTCTTGGTCGGATGGCTTGGCGTCCTCTTAGGCTTGTTGTAGCCAGAGAATTGTTCTTTGCCTCGTTTAATCATAACAAACCACCTTGAGCAATAGTCTCATCGTTGCGTTCCAAGATGTTCAACAAACCTTCGTTCTTTGGGAACACAACAAAGTTTGATGTTCCGGGCAAAACTTCAACACCAAAACCTTCCGCTTGTTTTTGTTGTATGTAGTCGTCCAGAGTGTTTTTGCTACCAAAGGTAATTTCATCCCCATACGGCTTGCCTTTGTATGTGGTCCTAGCCTTATACAAGCCTCTGCTACCTTCATCCAAATACTTAACGCCGGGTATTCCAGCCTGACGCATAGCTTCTGCACCAGCAGCGCGTTTAGCATCCATAGCAACAATTAAGTCACCACCAAGGTCATCCATATTTAAACCGTACTGCTTTGCTAGCTTTTGAATCTCTGGTGTCTGCTTACCAAGCTCTTCATCCCAGTTGAGCATTTTAGCTATTTGCTCGTCTGGCAAGTCAATCTTGTACAAGTTCCCTGCTAGTGGTTTTAAACCTCCAGCTTCTTTAACTCGATTCAAAATAGTTAAATCTTGCAAAGCCAAGTTTGCAGACGGTGAATCACTTTTTGAAATTTGCTCTGCTTTTGCAATTGCATTATCTAAATCACCCCTGTTTGCTAGTGAGCGAACATTTAAGTGCTTCAATACAGATGGATTAAAAACCTCTCCACCAACATCAAACATATCCCTTGAAACTGTTTTTTGGTATTGCTCTGCTGTTGGTCTTGCTTCAGCAGCATAATGACCGTATGCGTAAGCCTGTGCGCCCTCACCAGAACCAATCTTAGTGGGGTCAAATGCGCTAAACTTGTATGGGCTACCGTGGAACACCGTCATACCAACTGGCATAATCGTGGACGCCATATCCAGATAGTCTTGCGCCAACTGGTCAGCCGCAGCTTGGTCTGTTACCCGCAATGGGTTAGTAGGGTCGCCATAAGCTATTTGCTGTAATTGCTCCCTAGCCTTTGCGCGGTCCATCGTCCCTTGAATCGTGCGCTTCATGTCCCCAATGGGGTCTGTTGCTAGTGCGGTGGCGCGTTCCTTGACGTAACTTACAGGAGCCTCAAGCAAGCCACCAATACCGCCTAACAGCGATTGGAGTCCTAACTTCTTGCGCTCGTCTTCCGCTACTTGTGCGGCAAACGCATAGGCTTCTGGGTCGTCAAGTAGGGATGGCATTACTTTTTCCGCTTGGCTTGAGACATAGCAATGGCTACTGCCTGCTTCTGGCTCTTGACTGGTTTACCGTAGCTGGTCTTGAGCATACCCTCGCCATACTCACGCATGGTTTTGGCTACTTTAGCCTTGGCAGCTTTAGGCATCTTCTGATTCGTAGTTCCCATTATCTTCTCCGTTAGAGTAGTCTGAGCCTTCTTCCATTTCCTGCTCGGCTTCTTCCCATGCCTTGCAGGTGCGTAAGTTGTGGCAGATAAAATCCCACTTGGAACACCAACCGCGACCGCCACCATCGGCGTCAAACTTGTCTTGTGGCACTACGTCCATCTTGGCAAGCATATCGGGGCTGTCGTTGAAGTATTCGCAGTTAGCGCACAGGTTACGCTTGGCTTGGTCTGGGCTAATGCGCCATACAACTGAAAGCGCACGCCAGTAATCAGAATTGTCGACCTTGGTTTTTTCGGGACCGAGCATCCAGTTTTTCATCAAGAAGTCGCGTGTTTCTGCGTTCTTCTTCTTTGTCGTCAATGGCTCATCGCCACCTTCAGACATAATTTCAATTGAAAGCAAGCCCATAAAAGCCCCAAGTAGTTTGTGACATTTTATCAAAAAAACGCCCACTGGGGTAGTAGGCGTAAGTTGGCGCAACACCAACAGGAGAACTATGTTTAGTCTACGCGCTCTTTTGCTAAACGTCTAGCCTCTGCCCGGTAGTGTCTGGCAATTTCCTCTAGCCCCTCTTTGGTGTACTTTCTCAGGGTGCTGTCTGCCTCCAGAAGTTCCAATTGATGCTCACCAATCCGCTCTAGTAAGCGTTTGCGGTATTCCACATGGTTGCCTGCCAGCCAGTTATTGCAGTGCTTGCATTGACCGTGGCAGTTATCCTCCGCAAACCTCATGTGAGGCGCGGAACCGACTGAGCGGTAGTGACCAGCGTCGAACGTGTTTGGACCGCCGTCTAAGGGCTTGTCGCAACTAATGCAGGGTTTGCCTGCGTCTCTGGCGCAGATATAGGCGTTGAACGCTGTCTGTGCTTTCTTGACCAACTGGGGTTTCGTCTGGAGCGCATCCAGCTTCAGCTTGGTCTCTTTCTTGTCTTTTTTTTCGACAACCTTACGCGCAACTTTCATTGCACAGGATGGACCGCAC